GCAACTTTGGTCCCGACGACGGTCCTTAACGACAGCGAATGGAACACGAAGACCGGCATCATTATTCTCTGCGAAGGGAACTAGCAGTATCTTCCCGAAGCAACGAAGCTTCGAGAGGAGGTACTGACAGCCTCGACGCAGAGGAATACCGGTCCTAGCGCTCCACTCGTTTAAAAGGTTAAGGGCAACATAGTAGTCGGACGGTGTGTCAAGACGTTTGATGTAAACGCCTCGAACGTTGTGACCACGATGATAGTCACCACCACACGACTCTCTGAACGGTCCTCTCACAAAGGACTTATCCTCATTTACCGTGAACCCAAGAAGGTTCAGAAGACGGTAAAGTCGACCGATGTAACGGCTTTGACAGATAATGTCATCGCCGAATACACTAAAGTTGACATGTTTGCCCCACGACGCCCAAGGTAATAAGCCTTCGGCACGTAGAACTGAGGATACAGCGCACGCAAACAAAGCGCTCTGCAGAGAGAACGTATAACCGTTCCCCATGGTCGAGCACATGTTGAGTTTCACGGTTCTACCATCCGGTAGGACACAAGAATCGGTACGCGTCTCCAAGATGGCCGAAAGCCATTCAGGGGGTAAGCACCAACTCAGCATCTTCAGGGAGATAGAATCGCTAGCTGACTTTAGATCCACAGTTGCGAAACTGAGGTCCTGGTCAGCGTCCTCGAATGAACTGCCAAACTTAGCCAGCTGCCTATTGGTAGTTGGTTGAGTTTCTAGATCAATCCCATAGTGCCATTTAAGGCGTTCTAGGATGATCCCGGAGAGCCCCTGCTGAAAAAACATGTTCAGCGAAGGTTCAGTGCAGATAACTCGAGACGTGCGTTCGTTTTTCGGAACGAAAGAAAGTTTCGACGATCGCGCTATCCGATACTCTCCATACGTGGCTTGGCGGATGGACTCCGCAGAAGACCACTCAGGGTAGCACCATGTATAGCGGCTATACAACGTGTATAGGTTAGGGTGAGTTACTGTAAGGCAGCTGCTGAACAGTTTCGAATAAGAATCGACACCGTTAGCTCCTAAAGACGCCCCCGGACCGCAACGCCCTTTCTCAAGGATGTTACTGTACGAGAGGTCGCCAGAAGGACCACAGTCAACCAAGAAGAAGTCATCGACTTCTTTCTGGAATTGACCAAGAAGTTGC